ATGACGATGCTAATGGTAAAGAGATAAAAGCTGGTGATACATTGGTCGGACATCCTACCATAGGTGTAGGTAGAAATATAGCTAGTGATGGTCCAGGAATAACTAAAGATGAAATAGATTACTTACTAAGTAACGATATAAAAAGAGTTATAGGTGAGGCTAAAAATTGGATATTTTTTAATGGTCTTAGTAAAGTTAGACAAGCTGTAATCATAGACATGCTTTTTAACATGGGCAGGACTAGATTCAATCCTGGTAAATGGCCAAACTTTTTTAAAGCAATACAAGACCACAACTGGAAGAAAGCTTCAGAGGAAATGTTAGACTCGTCTTGGGCTAAGCAAGTTAAAACTAGAGCTGAAAGACTAAGCAGAATGATGCAAACTGACAAATGGTAATTTTACTTTTTAATAATTGTGGTTATAATAAATGACATTAATTAGAGCAAAGTTTAGCAAACTTTTAAAACCTAATAAAAAGAAAAAGAAAAAAAGGAGAAAAAAGAAAAATGCAAAATGATGTAACAATTAATGTAACTGGAGTTTCTTCAAAAAGCGAGGTGCAACTTGACAATAACAGACCTACTGGAGAAGATAAAGAAGACGCTAGAAAGCCAGAGACAAAATCTAGCGAACGAGATGATAGAGGGCAGGATAAGTGATTTTGCTCAATATCAAAAGACTGTTGGGATCGCTGAAGGCTTAAAACAAGCTATCATTGAAATCGACAGAGTTTATAAACAATTAGATAGAGAGGATGAATAAACATGGCTCATCTCCATGCAACAAACTGGGACAACGACCCAGAAATAAACGTTCCCAAGATCTTGCCAGAACCTACTGGATGGCGAGTTTTAGTTCAACCACAAGCCCCAAAAAAGAAAACCACAGGTGGCATTTATTTACCATCACAATCTCAAGACAATGAAGAGTATTTAACAGCACATGGTATTATACTAGCTGTTGGTCCTCTAGCATGGAAAGATAGAGAAACAGGTAAACCATGGCAAG